TGTGTGTTACAATTAACTTTCTATGGTAGACATTCACAATTTTCCTGATTACAAGATTTCAGCGAACGGAGAAGTTTATTCGTTTAAGTACCGTGACACAGGGAAGTTAGTCCCAAGCCACAGGCAAAACAATGGATATCGTTTCGTACCATTATGGCGCAACGGCAGGCAGTACAATCGAACGGTACACCGCCTATTAGCCGTTCACTATTTACCCAATCCATATAATCTGCCCATCATAAACCATATAGATGGTGATAGGGAGAATAATCATCTACATAACCTTGAATGGTGTACCCAGAGCCACAATGTAAGGGTTGGTATGCGGGGAAAACGGAAATTAAAACAGGCACAAGTGGACGCCATACGGCAACGGTATAGCGCGGGAAATATACCCCAGAGAGAACTAGCACTTCAATATGGTGTATCCCGCTCACAAATTAGTCACATTATCCGTGGCTTTTCATGGAACTAGCGGTACAAGTGTAAATGACCCAAGTCTCTCGTTTCTTTGGGCCCCAGCCGCTATCCGAGCCACCAATGACACCCGGACTCTCAGAAACATGGGTACACTTCCAGTCGTTGGTGGCTCGGAGCGCATATAACAGACTACTCCACTGGTCGGTTTGTGCGCCCCAATGTATCCAGGACATAGTTGGCTCGTGTGCAGTGCGACACGGTTCGAGAGACGCCACCAATAATCTGATTCAAGGTGATGCGAGCTAACTCCTGGGTACATGTACTTTTTCATGGTGGGCGGGACCCGTTATTCACCCCGCCCTTCTTTTATGACATAAAAAAGCCCCCGGGAAACCGTAAAATCCGGGGGCTTAGTGGTGGAGGAGATGCCTCGCACCGAACCATTGTTAGGGGGTGGGAACCTAACTTCTGAAGTATACCGCCTTCACTGCGGCCAGTCCAGTGGCTCCAGCCAGGACGACGGTAGCCTTGACATCGGCACTAGAGCGGGCGAGCAGCAGGTGGCTTAACAACACCGGCAGGGCGACCTGCCAAAAGGTGTGGACGACACGACGTACACCACCCGGAAGATGGCCCCAGAGTTCATTTAGTTTTTGCATATTTGTTCTCCTTCTTTATTAACTGTGTAGTGCTGCCCACAGGGCGGCGACCGCGCCCATGACCAAACCGATGAGAGCGAGGATTACCTGCTTCAAGCGTCCGGGCGTGACCGGAACAGTCGGGCCTGTAACGACTGTGACTTGTGGAGGTGCTTTAGGTACTGGCGCTGGGCTTGATGGCCTCGTATCGGGCGCCGGTGCTGGCTCAACCACAGGTTGTGGGTCTGGTACTGCCGGTGTAACCGGCTCAGGAACGGGTGTCGGAGCCGGAACTGGAGCGGCAGGGGGTGTGGGCACCGGGCTGGGCGCCGGTTCGGGTTGGGGCGTGGATGCTTGGGGCTTATAACCATAGAGGTAACTCCTTAACGATTCGAGGCTGCCGAAGTACTCATCGGTATCTACCCCGTTAATTATGGGCCCTTGCTGGGCGACATACACACCGACGCCAGGGATGTTCGCGTCAAATGACACGTCCGGGGCGGCAATCCACTCGCTGCACAGATTGAACACCGGGGACCAGTCGTGGGCTTCACGGCGGGAGCGGTCAATGTAGACCCACGGGTAGCAACCGGTAGCGTCATGGACCTGCTGGACAAAGATGAGCACCCACTCAACAGGGTTGGGAATGTCTATCTCAAAATCCAGAGCGTAGCCGTCACCGACTGCAAGCGGTGAGACCGCCCGGATAAAATACTTGGCTTCTGTCAGCGGGTCAGCCCCGCCAGCGAAGTGGTACAGGAAGGGAGTCTTATTGTACTTCTTGGCGTTGGCATAGTTACTAACCAACTGGGCATCGAGGTAGGGCGTCTTGGCGCTAGTGTAGAACCCGGAAGCCTTCATCATGACCATCGGGTCAGAATTGGCTGCCATATTATATGCTCCTTGAGCGTAACTGATATCTACGAACTGAATCATTTTGTGTTCCTTTCTTTCTTGGCGTGACCCCTACAGTATACCACTCCGTCAGCGTTCGGGTGGCCGGGCCAGGGGCAGCGGCGTTCGTGACAGTTGTGGTGGACCCACCAGAGCAGCGGCCAGAAAACTGAGTCGGCACTCAACAGTGGAACGGCGGGGAGAGGCATGTCTTTATTACTCATCAGGCGGCCTCGTAACAGCCTGACCAGACGCCTTTGTCACCGACGTCGTGGAAGTTAGCGGAAGCTGAGCTGAGAGCGGTATCACAGAAGTTATCGGAATCGTACCACTGCGGGGCGGCGGCGGAGCCGCTACCACTAGCAGCGGAAGCATCGTAGGTCAGCCGGGCAGCGCAAGGCAGCGGCGCACCGTTATAGTTAGCTAGGTCAGAGCAGGTCCAGGACGAGACGTGCCCGGTGACCGGTAGGCTAAAGCGGGGACTTTGCGTGTAGTTAGCGACGGTAGCTAGCGTGGTGGTGCTGCCAAAGGTCAGGGTGACCTCGAAGAAAACCAGCTTCCCAATTTGTTTGTAGCGACCGGTCAGGGTGCCGTTGCCGAGGGTGATGTTCGTCAACGTCGGGGTGTACGCCACCCAACTACCACTCACCTCTTTGAGGCTACCATCTTGGTTCGCAAATTTCAGGATTCCGGTAACGAGCATGTTCCAATCCGTCCCAGTGACGTAGTCCACGACCAGTACGCCCGCGTCATGGCCGACGTTACTCCCGCGCGTCCAGACAACATCCTTAATCTGGCTATTGGCCAGGTCTACGGTGCCGGTGAAGGCCTGTTGTTTCGTGCCGGTGGGCTCGACGATTCCGACAAACACCGAGCCGTCCGTGAGGGTAGTCGTGTGGTTCAGGGGGACTTCGGTAGCACTTGCCAGGATACCAGTGCTCAGGTTAGCACTAAAGTTTTCGTTAGCCGTCGAAAAGAAGTTAACGACACTTGAAACATCACTCATGCTGACCTCCGCCAGAAGTAGGTGACAATGTACGGCTGGAGGTTATTATGTGCATCACCACCGCCTGTATTACTGAGCCAAATGCCCGTCCCCGAACCGGTCGTTGCTCCGGCAGAGATAGGTGGGTTGCCATATAAAGCTCCGCCACCGAGGATACCACCTCCTGGATAGGTCCCTTGACGCCAGGCTGTATACGTATGGGCGTGGCCCGGGTCGTTAACGCCGTGAGCGTGAGCGGGCATCTCAGGCGTCGTCAGGAGGTGCGTACTCTCACCGCCCGTCGCTCCGGCCGCAAAAGCTTGGTCCGAGGTGCCCGCACCGACGAGAGTACGTCCCTGGCCGAAGGCAACCCAAGTACCGAAGCCTAAGGTAGTACCGGGGTTAATCCCGCCGGTCTCGACGTAGACGGAGTTCACTGGCCAGACAGCGTTAAGGACGCTCGCCTTGAGGGTACCGTCCTGGTTGAGGGTCTTTAAGATACCTGCCACCATCATGTTCCAATCGGTGCCTGTAACGTAATCCACGACCGAGACACCTGCAACGTGTGCCACGTTTGTCCCCCGCGTCCAGACAACGTCGATGATAGCTGTGGCGGCTTGCGAGACGGTACCCGTAAAGGTCTGCTCATTGGTCGTCCCGGGTTCGATGATACCGACATAGACACTGCCATCGGTAAGAGATGCCATACTACTCAAGGGCACGCTGGTCGCGCCGCTACTCACCGGGTCGGAGGTGGTGGTGATAAACCCCTCGTTAGCGGTGGAAAAGTATTTGGTAACCGCGGAGACGTCACTCATTTTGTGTTTCTTTTCTTATACATTGTTAGTATACCTTACGTCGCCTTAATGCGCCATTTGCTTGGGTGGGCGTCCTCGCTATCAGTACCCCAGGTCTGGAGGGAGCGGACAGTAAAGGCAGCGTCAACGGTGTTGGTAAAAACGTGCCACTGTACGGCGGCTAATTCCCGGCCGACAACGGTGTAGCGCATTGCCGAGACTTCGGAGAAGGTCGTCGGCACGACGGACGTATCATCCCAAGCATCCTTATCCCAGCCGAAACTACTCCAGCCGGTCGAGGTGGTAGCCCCGGCCTTGTAAACAGCAGCCTTGACGGAGCCGAAGCCCTTGGCATGGTCCACGCCGAGCAGTTCGATGTTGGTGGTGCCGTTAGCGTTCGAGAACTCATATTCCATCTCCTCGGTGTACTGGAAGCCGTAGCGGTCCTTGGTGGTACTGTAGAGTCCCGTCAGGATGTCAGTCTCAAAAGCCACGCCGTAGTCGCCGCGGATAGAAGCCGACGGGGTGTAGAGGGTCCCGATTTGTGTCAGCCGGTTATCCCCCGGCTTAAGGCCCAGGAGATGATGGACACCATCAGCACTGGTGTAGCGCTTAAACTGTTTGAAGCCGACCGTGTAGGCTTGCGGCAGCCAGGCTTGCAGCTCGGTGTCGTAGACGATGGTAGCGTTGTTGGTGGCGCTGGTGCCGTACGGTACCGAGATGTAGACCCGGCCATCGTTGTAGATACTACAAATACCATTCTCAGCTGTCGGGTTGATAGTCCGGACGGTCGGGCGGATGTTGGCGCTGGTCTCATCAGTCGAGAGAATCTGCAGCAGGTTTGGCCGGTTGCCCAGGTTGTAGAAGGCTTGGGAGTTATAGAAGATGTAGTCGTTCAGGACGTTGACGACACTGCGCGGCGCCGGGGTGCCCCGGGAACCGGGTAGCTTGTAGGCCGAAGGGACGGTAATGCTCAGGTTGCCAACAGTTAAGCTGCCCAGCGAGAGCTGGATGATTCCGCCCTGGCTGTCAGCGCTGTCCAGCCAGACGGTAGCAATATTGGTACCCTTACCGTCGCGGTAGTCCTCGACGTGAACCGGGAAGTATTTCCCGCCGGGTTGCCAGTCGAGATAGCCGCCGTCATACCCGTTAGAGAAGGAACCGAGCGGGCTGCTGCCGCTACTGAACCAGATACGGTACGGGTAATCCTTATCCCGACAAGCGTAGAGGCGGTTGCCGACGACACTGGTTTCAGCCACTAACGGTCCTTGCGTGGTATTGGTGGTCGGGGCAATCGTGCTGGGGATGATTATCGCGGAGCCGTCATCGACCCACGTCAGGTTCGGGGTGGTCTGGCTACCGAGGTAGTAGTAGTTGAGGTCATCCTCGGAGTAATAAATGTCTATCCGGGTCTGGGTGGATTGGTACGCCGGAAGGGTCAGGGTCACCGTATTGGTGGTGCTGTATTCGCCCCGCGGCTTACTTGCCTGAACCGTGACTTTCGGGGAGGCAATCGAGAAACCAATGGTACTGACGGCGGAAACTTTGTAATACGATGTATAGGTGGTGCCGGTAATCCCACTGGCTACCGCGGCGGTCGGGGCACTCGGCGTGCTCAGCACCGTGTAGGTCTGCAAGGTTGTCGAACCATCGTAGCGCACCATGATATCTTGGGCTTCACAAGTTAGGTAGAGGAAGCCGTTGTACTGAGTTGGGTTTACGTTAGCCGTCAAGTCGAAGGTGTGGCCGCTGCACAGCGCCCAGGAATTGCCATCGTTAATTGAGCGGAAAACGTTACCGTCCCCGACGCAGACCAGGTCTACCCCGTCGCCGCTGTCGTAGTAATCAAAACCGTTCAGGGAACCGACTGCGGCTGTGTTGGCCGCCGGAAGCCCGCTAACCGTCAGACTGGCGTCGGCCGTCGTGTCATGATAGAAGGCCGTGGTATTATCATCTACCTGGTGTAAGAAATAAAACGTGCTGCCACCAACTTTGGTGCGGTAAATTTTCCGAGCCGTCGCACCGCCAGGACCGAGCGGCAGGTTATCAACGCCGAATCCACCAACGTAGACATCTTGGTTGCCCGTAGTCGTGGTAACACTCTGCGCCGTTGAACCCTGGGTTTCACCCTGGGCGTTCACGAACGTCACGACGTACTGGTACGTGCCGATACCAAGTGAGGTACCAGACTGGGTGTTGACGGTGAAACTTCCGGGAGGGGCTAACAAGGGAGCCGTGCCGTACCAGTCTATGCCGGGACGACTGGCTATTAGTCCATCTTCCACGAGCAGAGCGTTCTGCGCTCGGGTTAAGGCATTTTTCGGGAGGTTCGATTGGTTGACAAGGGTAATGACACCGCGCTTAAAGTTGCCGAGTGGCAAGTAGTCCGGCTTCGGGAAGTTAATCGGGCCGTCGTCTTTAACGTCGAGTGGCATTAGTCAAAGAACCCCCCGGGACTTGTACCTACCCCGAAGCGGCCGCCGGTGTGGTCAGCCAGCGCCCAGGGGTCAGCCCAGTTGCCCGAATTATTCTCCATCTGCATGGTCTTCAGGATGTCCTCAGCATCGCCCTTGGCGCTGGTGTAGAACGGGTTGCGAGAGCCACGGAAGCGGTTCGCTAGGCAGCGGTGAACGATGAACATCGGCTGGCTCATCTGCGGCAGGTCACTGCCTGCGGCCAACAGGTCCGGTGCTTTGTAGTAGGTGTAGTCGAAGTTCATCCCATCAAGCATGGCATCCGGTTCAGGGTTGAGGACGAGCGTGAAGCCGTTATTCGGGTCGCCACGGAACCAGCAGTAGGAAGCCGTGTCGGCCTGGAACTGGACGTCCTGGGGCTCGATTATCTTAATCCGACGCTGTGTAGTGCCGGTGGAATCAAAGACTCGCAGGTAGCCCCCGGCAGCTCGAAAGTTACTTGGTGCCTGGTATTCGGTCTGCCCCACTGCCAGCTGGGTATCACCGCTACCGTCCGCCTGGTTGGTGTCAAAGAGTTCCTTCCAAAAGGTGTTGTCGTAGTTGGCCCAACGGCTGATAGCTTCAGTAGAGAGTGCGGTGAAGATGATGTATTCATCGTCTTGGCTGTTGGGGATTTGCGCTTCCACCCGGTAGAGGGTGTAGTAGGTGGCAAAGAGAGCGTCTAGGTTCATTGTTTATTTTCCTTTTATGTCCTTAGCTTAGCATGGTTACGGGTATTCAAGCTATGGCTCGCCTTGTTCATCATGGCAGGTCGCTTACTGATGCTGCGAGGTTTGAGCGTCGCGCCTTTGACCCGGAATGGCCGGACGCGGGTCTCGCCGCGCATGTGGATACTCATCCGCTTGGAACCCTTGAGCCGGGCAGTTCGCTTAACCCCCTTGACGACATTGTTGGAAGCCTTGGCGGCGTGCTCGGCATCCCGTGCTTGGGAGGCGGACTTCTCGTTAGCGATGAATTTGGAGAGGGTGGCGGACGACTTCGACCCACTACCACTGGAACTGCTGTTGAGACTGACGGCTTTCGGCTGTACACCAGGAGACCCCAGGACTGCTAACGTACCGTCAGGGTTCTGGGCCAGGTCATACTGGCCAACGTTCTTAATGTCTCCGAGCAGTTTCTGGTCCGGAGTCGTGCCCTTGAACTGGGCCATGGCAGCGTTGTCGATGAGGCTGTTCATACTAGCCTGCGCGAGGTAGTTCTGCATCTTCGCGTAGGCAGCAGGGTTGGCCTTAATCCAGTTGGAACGGGCGTGCATAGTAGCCGGGTCGGTGTTGCCGCCGCTTTTACTTTTCGGCAGGGCGTTGTACTGGTCCATGATGGCCTGGGTCTCGGCGTCAGCCACCGGGTAATCGTTCTTCTGCAGTGCGCCCTCAGCCGCTCGCATCCGGTTCGTCCACTGAGCTTTCTGTTTCCAGGCAGTCGAGAGTTCCGCGCCATGGTCCTGAATAAGCTGGGTCTTCGTTGCCGCGTCACCCGCATCATATTGGTCGAGTAATTTCTGGGTTGCCGGGCTGAACTTCGGGTAGGACGAGACGGTCGGGTCCGGGATGGGAGCTTGGCCGCCGGGAGCTTTCTGGAGGTTATTGTAGTAGTCCTGCTGTTTGTTTACGACGTCCTGAATCCAATTGTCACCCTTGCTGTCGGTCTGGCGGTTATAGAGTACCGTCTTTTCGTCGTCACCGGTATGCATACCTTTGTATTGCATGAGTGTTTTCAACTGACTATTACTAAGGTCCCACATTGGGTCGTGGTGTGGTTGGGACTTCTCGAAGGACTGGATAGACTGGCGGAGCTTATCGTTATGGAACAATGCCTGACCGTTGGACACCGAGTCAGACGGCGAGTTTTCCTTCTTGCGGCCAGTGGCAGGGTCCACTTCGCGGTCCAGATATTTGTTCAGTTCATCGGTAGACGGTTTGTCATGGGCAAACTGGCCCTTGAGAGTGTCGAGGCCCTTGAAGTAGTTCTGCTGTTGCTGGTAGCCCGTGGGGTCGTTGCCGTACTTATCCTTAATGGAGCCCTTGGTATTGATGAAGTTAGCCTTCCCCGACGGCGCTGCCTGGTAACCCTTGGCGTGCGGCGAGTATAATCCAAGCTGGTTTTCGGCCAGTTCTCCTGGCGAACGCTTGCCGCTGGCACCTTGCTCGACCTGTTGCATGGGGGCTACGAGTGAGTTGACGGCGTGCGTCCCCCGCGCCCCGAGGCTGACGCCTCCTACCTTGATAGGCTGCGTGTCGGTGACCTTCTGCTTCGTGAACAAGTCCATACCACCACCCGGGATAGATTGCTGAATAACTTCCTTGGCCACCGGGTTAATGTGGTTGGTGACGACGCTCGGGATAGCGCCGGACTTCACTTCGCCGACCGCTTTGACACCTTCCTTAATGAGGCCGAGTTCACCCGGCAGGCGCACGTAGGCGTTCTTGTTACCGAGGAACTTCTGGTACTGGCTGCTGGTGCCCATGAGCAATGCGGCGACCATGGCAGTGTTGGCATTGGCCCCCTTATTCTCGATTGGGTGGGTGACTTGCTGACCGATAGCGTTGCCCATGGTCTTCAGGTAGTGACCGAAGAGGATAACCCGGTTGGAAGCTTTAGAAAGCTGATGGTCGTCACCCATGAAGGTGTTGATGTTCTTAATCGCAGCATCGGGGTCCATTTTGCCCTCGATACTGGCTTTATATAGCGCTACCCGAAGTCGCAGCTCAATGGCGGCCATGGCTTTGGAGTTCAGTTTGGTGGCGCCGAAACTAGCCTTGCTGAGGATGTTCTCCAGACTGCTACCGTAATCTGGAATGGCGGCGTCCTTATGGGACATGTACTCCACGATGTCATCATCGGTAATCTTGCTAAAGATGTGTGAGGTTAATCTTATCCATCCGCCGCCCCGTCCGGAGATGTTACCGGCCGCAATCGAGGCCTGGACGAGCTGGTTAGCACCGTGGAAGACAGGGTTAAGCACGATGAACTGGGTAGCTGTACTAGCCACGGCGTCATATGCCTTGCCCGCGAGAGTTCGGGAATCTGGGCGGCCAAACATCTGGTCCCGCTCCAGATACTTTGTAGCCTTGGAACTGGCCCAGAACTTCTCACCGTTCTCGTCACGCAACCCGGGGATGTCGAGTTCACGGATATCATCCGGGACAGCCATGCCGGACTCGACCTGTTGTTTCGTATACAGCCCATGCTCCATGGGATTCTTGGTCAGTTCCTGGATAGCCGCGTGGCGGGCCTGCAGCCCGGCGGTATCACTATGGTAGATAGACATGAGCCGCCCCACACTGTGGTGGAACTTGATAGGCAGGTTCGCTTCGAGTTCGCGGGTAGTAGTGGGCGCGCGCTGATACGTTACCCGGTTAGCGCCGCTCCGGTTATTACTGAGTTCACCGCTTTTGTGCTCAACGATACCGTGGTCTCGCTGGCGGCCGAACAATACCGAGCCATCACTGCCAACGAACTTACCGACTTGGCGACGGCGGGAGAAGACAGAGTTGAGATTTCCGAGGTCCATGATATCGTGGAGTGCACCGAGCAAGCCACTCTTTCCGGAGGAACCCTTGCCGCCACGCAGTACACGAGGCAGGTAATCTGTAACGTGCCCGACGTTCGGGTCAACTTCTCGGCGGACGTCATGTGCCCGAGCCATGAGTGGTTTCAGGGCGTCACCGACGGCTTTGCCTTCCGGCGTCAGGTCGGGGTTATCGATACCTTCCAGGTAGTCAGCAATGGCCTCACGGCCGGGTTTATCGAACTGCTTATTGATTTCCCTCCACAGTCCCCCGGCCAGTTTGGTGCCACGGCGCATGGCGGCCTTAGCGGTCTCGGCAATGTTGGCAACCCCAAACCCAGGGTTCTCAGCGTCCGAGTTGTAGTGGTCCATCATGTCGTTGATGGCTTTGTTGATACCACCAAATGGCGTGTTGGCGGGTGCCGCGGGTTCACGGACAGGAGCACTCTCAGTCGGAACTTCTCCGGGAGCTTGCACGCTATTCTGGCCCTTCGTCAAAAGACCGGCGTCAGGCTTGTCCCCACTGTTCAATGCGGTCCGGTCGGGGTTAAGGAAAGGATTATCTTTAATATCTCCGACCGTGTGGCCATTTGCGGTGGCATGGTCAAGCACGGCCTGGGCAGCAGGGTCTACAGCCCCTTTCCCGCGAATCATATCCACACCGCCTCTGACCCCGGCGGCGGCGCCAATAACCCCTGCGGCACCCACTATTGGGTTCCCTATATACTTCTGGGCGCCCGTGGCGTCCGGATTAAGCCCAATAGCTTGTTCTTGTTCCGGCGTTGCGTGAACCGCGTTGGCGATACCGTATTCAGCAGGACTAACCAACTGGCCAGCCACAGTCTGATTGAGGTTTCCCAGTCCCGCCTTGGCGTCTCGCAGGGCTGCAGGCTTGTTTCCCTTAAGGGCTTCGACCCCAGCTTTTAGTTCTTTAAATGTACCACTCCCTGCGTTGACGGCTTGTGAGGGAAGGAATCCGGGCCCGGTCTGAGCTAGGTCGGGTAGAATTTGTGAACTGTCCTGCGGCAGGGCGAGTTTGTTGCCGGTGCGTAGGTCGGTAATGGTGTTGCCCATTGCCGTTCCGGCTTGCCAGGGAGCCTGAACAAATGGTTTATACGTTAAGTCTCCAGCAATATCGGTGCCCATGTTGTGGGTGGCCTGCCCGATTACTGAGCGGTTGTTCTTTGGTTTGGCGTTCGTGAAGGTCCGGCCGTTATCGAAGGGGTTGAGTTGGTCGAAGACTTTCTCGCCGACATTGCGGTTGTTGTTGAAGGAAGGCGGTGGGTTCAGAAAGGGGTTCGACGCAGGCGAGGACGGGTCTGGTTGGCCAGCAACACCGGGCGCTATATTGACGCGAACCGGGCCGCTTTGCTGTGGTGCAACAGGGGGAGCGTTGTTGTTTCCACCACTAACCATATTCGCAACACCATGTGCTGCGTTTCCCACAACATGTTCAATATCCTGAGGAATGCCCTCTACCTTTTTGAGGAATAAGCCAAGATTCATGGCGCCTCCTTAGGTTGGGATGCCGTTATCGTTCTTGTTGCCGGGTGAACTAATGTAGATTGGCAGACTGGAAGCGCTCGGACCAGAGCCGTTGAGCGTTGCCGGAGCCTCAGAGGTATAGTTGAACTCCTTCGCTGGCGCAGTGCCCTTGGAGAACAAATCAGCTGCCTTGGCGCTGAGGGCGTCCTGGCTCATCGGCGCATTGGCGCCGCGAGAACTAGTTATCTGTCCATCGTACTGTCCGAGGGCTGCCGTAGCCCGGGCCTTGATGTCCGCCATTTGCTTGGCGAGGTCGATTTGGTCGGGCAAGTTAGCACTGGCGAACATGGCCGAGAGATACGTCAGGGCCTGGTTGGCGCTTGAGACGATACCGTTAATGACGTCCGCCTTCTTGGTCGGTTCATCGACGTTCATAAAGTTGTCTTCGGAAGTGTTGAGCTTCCCTTGGTCGGTGGAGATTTGGTTCTGCCCCTGGGCGTACTGACTGCCGACTTTACTGGCTTGCTGGCGGCCTTCGACTCCGTAAGCTCGGGCCAGGGCTTCCCCGGCGCTGGAAGTACCGGCCCCGGCGTTATCTAAGATGACACCGCCGCCCTGGATACCGTTGTTCACCATGTCACGGACGCCTTGCATACCGGTGCGCTTAGCGAGTTCGTTTTGTACGCCTTCGTTATCTACATCTGCCTGTTGACTCTTGAAACCACCGCTTCCGTTGAAGGCGTCGAGGATGGATTGTCGGTAATCGCCAGCACCGCTATCAATGCCGGAGTTAATAGTACCCATATCGGCATTCAGGTTCTGGTGGTAGCGCGTCTCGTTCTGGGCGGTGGCCGTTGCAGCCGCAGCAGCAGCTTGCTGAGCAGCAGTAGTACCGCCGCCTCCTCCGCCTGCACCACCTCCACCAGAGGCACCTGCTGCGTGTATGGCCGGTCCGGGGCCGAAAGTGGCTGCAGTGCTGCCGTTGACGCCACCGGTCTGATGGTACTGCATAGGGGTTGCGGCGCCTGCCGGGTTGGGAGTGAGATATAGTCCGCTGTTATTTTGCCCGGACGGAGCGATTGAAATGCTCATTGGATAAGACTCCTGACTTGGAATAAGGCTTGGTCGAACAGCACCTCGACGCTGGCGTCGGGATAGGTAATCTGGATGTTGGCCCGGTACTGGCCCTTCTGGCTGAAGTCACCGGTGGCCGGTTGCCAGCCGATAGCCCCTGTTAGAGGGTTGATTATACTGACCGTGGACGATTCGTGGCCGGTGTTTTGCTGGGTCTTATTAAGATAGAGATACACCTTGACCGTACAACTGGTCAGGTTAATGACGGTGCCATCGGGTCGGGCACAGGTAATCTGGTACTGCGGTGCGGTGTTCCCGGCGACTGTTTTAAGCGCTGCCATCAGACCGCTCCCTGATTGTCGCTACCGGTGAGGGTGGTAGAAGTACCGCCGCTTTTCGTTTCATTTGTTTTTGTTCCTGACGTTACTGACTCTATTGTAGCACCTCCATCGGCCTGTGCAACATTTGTCCCGCCCGCTACCTGGTCGGTGGTGGTGCTGCCGTTTTCCGCCGCGCTGACGATGCCCGTCTGGATGGTGGTCGTCTTGGTGCCGGAGCTGACCTTATCTACCGTATTGGAGGATTGAACGCTACTGGTCGTGCCGTTACCCAAGACCTTCCCCTGGGTACTATTGCCAAATATGGTGGTTTGAATCCGCGTCCAGATGAGCCGTCCTGGTGTTATGTTACCAACGAATGTCAGTGCCGCGCTGAAACTGCGGTGAAAGAAACTACCGGGGATAAGGTTGGCAGCGAAGGTCAGGGCACTTGTTAGTTTAGCCGTGGTGGCTCGCCGTAAGTTGGTACTGAAACCGAGACTAGCAACTAGTAGTTGAGGAAACGCCCTGGAGAAAGTAGCTGCAAAACTGAAACTGGCATTCAAGTGTTTGCTGAGATTCCGACGAATGCTCCCCGAGAATGACAACCCAGCACTCAACGCCCGGTGGAATACCGACTGACGGGTCAGCCCTCCAGTAAACGACAAATTAGAAGTTACTATCTTCTGGACGGCACCGGAGGGGAGAAAGACGGCGACGAGACTACTGGAGAAAGACAGGAAGGAAGAGACAATCCCCCATACAGATGACAGCGCACCGCTGAACCTCAGGGTAGCCGTCAAGCTTTTGAGAAATGCTCGAGCTTGACTAAGGCTACCGGTGAAGGACAGGCTCCCGGTCAGATTGCGGAAGAAGGCTGCCCCCCGGAGCAGGCTGCCGACGAAGTTGAGGGCGGCGCCGAGTTTATGACTGACGGCCCGGCTGACCTTCCCGCTAAACGCTACCGTCCCAGTAAGGAGTCGACTGGCCTGTTGGGTCACGGCGCCACTCAGGCCCAGCGCACCAGACACAAAGTGGGTGGATAGCCGGTTGATACTGCCGGTGAACCCTAGCCCAGCCGTCAGGGTGCGGAAGTGGGCGGCGCCGCGGACGAAGTTACCGCTGAAGGAGAGTGCTGCGCTGAAGGCTTTGACGGCGTTGTGGGGGTGTAGCACGCTGCCCGCAAAAGAGACAGTGGAGTTAAGTACCCTACTTAACTGCTTCTTGACAGTGCCGCTGAACGACAGTACGGCTACTAGCTTCTTGCTGATTGCCCGCTGGATGGCGCCGGTAAAACTGAGGGTCGCCGTCAGTGCTCGGGCGTAGTGAGCAACGCGTGCCAGACTCCCGGTGTATGATAAAACCCCCGTGAACGTCTGGACAAAGACCCGTATTTGAGTGAGCACCGCGCTCGGGCTGAGACTAGCGCTTAACTTCTTAGCCGTAGATTTTGCGACCCCGCCTACAAAGGACAAGGAGGCAGTTAGACCCCTGTTTAATCCGCGTGTTATCGCCCCCGCCGGACTTAGACTAGCTGTGTGGTGTTTGGCTGTGCGACGGCTAACTGCCCCGACGAATGATAAGCCGCCCGAGAGGGCCTGGGCAATGGCCGGGGGAATGTATACCACACCAAGACTACCCGCAAAACTCAGGCCCGCTGAGATGGTAGACCAGACCTTGGATATGGCACCAGTAAAATTCAGAGTTGCGGCCAGTTTCTTGGTGAGGTTGCGCTTGACGCTACCTACAAACGATAAGGCGGCGGTCAAAGCCTTCGCAAACCGGTGGGTGTGGGCGATACCGCCCAGAAAACTGGCGACCCCCGCCAGAACTTTCTGGAAGACGTTGCCTCCAGTGGAATCAAGTGGAGCGTTGGAAATCGGGGTGAAGCCGAGCATATCTGACCCAATGCCTCCTTTTAATTTTCGGCTGGTTTATATTCGCGCTCGAACGAGGCCGGGTCGAGTCCGAACATTTCTCCTGCTGCATTGGTCACAAGATAGGTATCCGCTTTTAGAAGTGCCTCCCCCCAGGGGGTTTCAATAGTGGCGTCCTCTCCCAACTGGTAGGCGGTTATAAGTGTTATTTGGTAACCTTCATCATTTCCCGCGTAGGCGGCCTTATCCACATCAATCGGTTGGTATTGGTTGTTCATTAAGCAGTCCTCTTCCACATGTAACAGGTGATGTACGGCTGGAGGTTATTATGTGCACCGCCACCGCCCGTTGAACCACCTTGGTTACCCTGAGGGAAGTTGGCGGACGCACCATCCGACTGGTAGTCTCTACGGATGGCGGCACTACCACTGTTGGCAGTCACATATTGGTCATGGGCGTGGCTTGGCATTTCGGTCGTCGTCAGAGTGTGTGTCTTTTCTCCGCCAGTATGTTCGACGGTTGCAAACTCGGTCTGCCCGGTATCGACGCCGACTGGCACTTGACCAGTCCCCCAGACACTCCAGGTGCCGCCAAACAGAGTAGCGGGACTTGTGTTGACGACACTCATGTAAATCGCGCCAACTGGGTAAACTAGGTCCACGAGACTAGCCCATGAAGTATCATTATTCGTACTTGAGTTCTTTTTGAGAACTTGGTTTGTCGTGCCGCCGGAAGGTACTCCTAGTCCATTAGTCCCAGCTGCTCCAGTCGCCCCCGTTGCGCCAGTCGCTCCAGTCGCACCCGTAGGTCCAGTAGCGCCTGTTGGGCCTACGGTAGCAACGTCAGCAAGGGTCACCCACGTACTTGTGCTGGCATCATAAGTCTTGAGTTTAGGCATTAGGCTGTCCTCTGCCACATATAAACGACCACATACGGTTGAAGGTTGTTGTGGGGGCCATCACCACCGGTATTATTCGTAGACTCGCTTGTGTCGTTATACCACCGGAATGTGCCGCTTCCTACTTCGACACTCCCTGACACGTTCCATGTGTTGGAGAAAGTGTGGCTGTGACTTGGCATCTCCGTTATGGTCAGGGTGTGCGTTTCTTCACCTCCCGTCGCCCCCGCCGTAGCGAAAGTGCCTGAGGCAGCTTTACCAACCGGGACTCGGCCTTGACTGAATGCAGTCCAGGTACCAAACCCTAGTAGTGTAGCCGGATTCGTGGCATTAGTCAGATTTGTATAGATAGACCCAACTGGAAACAGGAGATTTCCTATTGCTACGGCAGCTGCAGCTACGTTATCGGTAGCATCGGCTTCATCAAGCCAAAAATCCCCGTTATCAGGTGTTGCCGGAGCGGTGCTAGATGCGGGAATAGCCGCAAAGTTATTAAGTGCGTTGGCGCTAGCAGTAATGAACACACTTTTGCTCCCTGCGGCAAGGGTGACAGCTGCCCCGGCGTTAGAAGAGGCATAGACCGTCGTGCGGGCCAGCGTGGTCGTCGCGGTGAAAGTACCAAGCCCGACTTCCCAGGCATTGTGAGCGCTGTCTACGATACAGTAGTCACACGTGTCGCCAGTGGCCATGACACTATCGAAGGTCTGGAAATTGGTCACTGCTCCAGCTAGCGTCAGGCTACCGGTGCCGGTGGTGGTGGTGGTTTCCTGGACCCGGTCTGCTATTTGGTGTGCCATTTGTGTTTCCTTTTACTTCTAGTTTACCCCATGCGAAGGATTTTGTGGGTAACGCGGTGGTTGGCGCCCGCAAAAGATACGCCACCGGTGGTACTCTTGGTGTAGACATGGCCGGTGAGGAAATGCTGCACTGGACTCCAGCCTCCCCAGGTGTTCGTCCCCGAAGGCGCTTTGGCCCGGGCCCGCCAGTAGTAGGTGAGACCGTTAGTTAGTGCCTCCCCAGACGGGACGGTGAAGCCCGTCGTATCCCCGCTGGGAAAAGGGTTACTGTCCCCAGAATGTGTAACGTCACTGAACTGGGCCGTATCGTGGCCGCCTGAGGCGGAGAGGGCATCTATTAAAGGAGTTCCCGTAAAATATAATTTGTACGCTAAGGCGCTGGTTGACAAGGAGCTCCATAATGCCGAAGGCACATATCCTAGCTGCATATCGTTCTGCGGACTATCACCAGTAGCGGAAGTGGTCGTCGCCAATGATACATATCCAGAAGCGTTCATGTTGTCCGGGTTAAATACATAGACATATTCCGTGCCACTCGTAAGGGTTATCTGGTTAGTGCCACTAAAATTAAAAGAGACCCAACTAGTAGACGTTGGCAGAGTACTTGCATTAACAACATCAGAACTGGCCAGAGCCGCTCCTGTGCCAATATAACTTCCTGAACTACCTGTTGCGGCATAGATGTCTAATTGGAGTGTGCCGGTTAAAGTGCCGCCGCCATGTATATACCCCTGTATTTGTGATAACTTCCCCGTTGATGAGGGACTAAATGACCTTCCTATTTGGTCAGCAGAATGGGCCACGCCTCCACCGCCAAACGCACTATAAAAAGTATCAAATGTTGTAAAGCTTTTAATCAAAGGCACTTGAGCATCAAACGTACTCGCTGTATCCACCTCTACCTCGTAGGTCAGCGTGTCGCTGTTGGGCTCGTTCCCGATAAACTGCAGTTGGGGTGTGGTTGATGTGACCGAACCCCCGTTGGACGGCGAAGACAACCCGACTATGGGCATATTAAGATTAGCTACGGTAAGTGTGGTGTTGCCACTAATCGTGTCATTATAATTCTCTATTGTTAGAAAGACACTGGTGAGGCCACCGAAGTTAGCCGTTGCATAGGTGATGCCGTCTAGGTTTGTCCAGGTCTGCCCGTCAGGTGAGTAATCTGTGTAAAGATTGGTGGTATCTGCCCGAATCCGTAAGTACATACCAGCAGTCTTTGGCAAAGAAGAGGTGAGGATACTCTGTCCGGCGCCACCGTTATAGTAGGTTTGGATGGCGCCGTCAAGGAATAGGAACCCAAACTCGGCAGCCGCCCCACCGGTCGTGTCAGTGACCCAAAAACTTCCATCGTAAGAGTCATTACTAGCGCTCGTATCTCCAATGTACTGCAGAGCAGCTGAACTATTAGAAAGGTTAAAGTCGCTATTTGTACTAACATAAGCGTACCCACTTGGGGTAGCCGTAAGAGTAAGCTGATTATTCGCGACACTAGCTGAATCGCCCGTCTGGAAGGTTACAGTACCCCACCTGCTGGCATTTACTGTCGTGCCTGGGAAATCATCAGCTAGCGTGCTGAGTTGCGCCACTTTAGCCGCCGCTGTTGATGGTCAGCGTGTAGGTGAAGGCGATGGAATCGCCGTTCGCGACGTTGACTGCCGAGAAGACCTTGTGGTCCCACATGGTGGCGCCGGAGAGCGTAGTGCTGCTGAACAGGCCCCATTCGGTGACTGCTGCAGTCGCCGAGTAGGAAACGGTAGCTGTGGAGGTCATGGTGGCGTTCGGAGAAGCGTCGGCGTTAGTGTTGGAACCAGCTGTGGCTGTGGTGCCGATAGCTGTCTGAAGGGCAGTGTCGGTAGCTGTGGCGGCGGTGACGCCAGTGCCAGAACCGTGGTTCTTCATGACGGACAGGGTAGCTGCACCGGCGGTGACTGCCGTGTCCTGGGACATTAGGCGGACGCCTGCGTGGGTGACCAGACCGGAGCCGAGGTCAAGGATTGTTTTGTTGCGATAAATCAGGCTGTAGATAGCCTTCTGTAGCCGGGAAGAGCCGAAGTAGTGGCGGACTTTCTTGGGGTTGCCGTTGGCGTCGAGGACCTGGACTTTAAGGTTCGACATGAAGTAGGTCGCGCCCTTGATGTCGCCGGTACCATGGAGGTCGCCGCGGATGATTCTCATAAGTTTGTTCATTTTGTGTTTCCTGTTTATTGACTGTCCAGTCTGCTCATTTATTCTACACCCAGCGGAGGTATTTTTGCAATTCTACCGCGCTGAGAACCACTTCCTGCCCGCCGACGCGGAGTTTGACAAGCTGCTTAGCGATTGCTTCAGGGCCAAGGTCCCAGAACAACTGGACATCGCTGGGGCCACCACCAAAGGAGTGCAGCCGGGCCTGCCGCAGCTCCTTCTCTTGCATGGTGTCACGGGCAGTGCGTTTGTAGGCGGTCTTACCGTACATGAGTTCTTCGCTCAATCGCTCGTCGCGCTTGGCGTCACGGGCAGATATATGGGCGTTGTTGTCTTGGACATCGTCTAATGAACGGCTGACGGTCTCGGTTTTCTTTGTGGGGATGACGGCTTTGCGGGGCATGATAATCCTTTTCTCTATTGTAGCAAAAGAGGCGCCGAAGCGCCTCCGTTACTTAGACGTTTGCAACGTCTGCGCTAGTAGGTACGACGGGGTCCGCAACCACTTGGTCAGCGGTTAGCGGTGCATCGCCTTCTGCGGGGCTTGGTGCTGCCGGTACTGGTGCGACAGGCACGGTCGCCTGAGAGTCAGCCACAACCTCGGGGGCTAACTGACCATCGACCTGCTGGTCGGGGCCATTGACTTCGGGGTCGCTGGAACGGGGATTCTCAACGGCTTCTGCCTTGACGGCATCAACGCTGACAACCTCACCGGTCGCGGCTTCCTGAGCCATGACGGCCAGGGCGACGTGGCCCTGAGCCAACTCTTGTGAACCATCGACATGGTTGACTACCATATCGTGCCCTGGCTGCACACTGACATTGATGTCAAAGGTGGCCAGTTTAACGGGCTGGTTCTGCTGGATTTTTGCGTCCAGTTCAGTCTTATCTGCCATAGTGTTCTCCTTAGACGTTCTTGCCGCCGGAGACCTGGGCTACCGACTTGGCGGATGGGGCCAGGGTGGTGGCCGTACCTGCCTTGGCAGTCATAGCCTGCTCGGCGTGAAGAACGGCTTGCTCCAGTTTGCTGTCATTCGGGTAGCTTGCAACGGCTACATCGACGGCGGCGGCTCGGAGTTCCAGTTCTGCTCGTGACGGCATAGTTGTATCCTTCGTTTAGATTAATGGATTGGGGAGACTAACCCGCTCCCCGTTGGGACCGCTGATTAGGCGGCAGTGGTGCGCTGCAAGTCGATGAGCGAGCTTGCGCGCTCGACGCCGACACCGTAGACGGTGTACAGAGCCGTTTTGAAGCCCAGGTAATCGACCGAGTAAATCATCTCGAAGGTCGGGGCTTTTTGCTGAGCCAGGGAGAGGGCCTTCTTGTGGAAGAACAGGTTGTGGCCATTGGAAGCCGCAGCCGGGACGTTACCACTGTGGTAGAAGTCAATCCCGTAAACCGTACCGGTCAGGTCTTCGCTGCCGTCGATAGCCTTACCGGTTTTGCCGGTCTGGTCGTAAGCGACGTACTTGTTGACACCGAGCAGGTCGGCCTTGGTGTTGTGACCGATGATGCCGAAGCGCTGCGAAGGCGGCGTGTTGACGGAGTCAAAGGAGGTCACGACAGCCAGGACGTCAGCGTCGTCGATGGTGGCGCCACCGGAGACGGTCTGACCAGCTGAAGCGTACAGTCCCATGAGGTCGGTATCGACCTGCAGGGCCAGAGCCTCACTCATGCGCTCCATGAAGGCCGCTTTGAGGTCGTAGCTTGACTGAATCTTGGCGATATCCTCGATAAGTACACCGACGTAGTAATGCTTGTCGATGCTCAAGGTAACCGGAGCGCCTTCCGGGCTATCGAAGGTGATAGCGGTGCTCGCAGCCTTGCTGCGGGCGGCAACGATGCTCGTGAACGGAATGTTCAGGGTGTCACCGTTAGGCACGAGACCGGAACGGTCCTGCACCAATTTCGCAGCTTGTAACTGCGCGTCAAATGGTTGCTGAATATCGCGGGTCCACTTCTCCTGAATATACTGGGAAGTTTGTGCGATGCTGCGCGTAACATTTGTGTTAAGCGTAGGGTCTGCCATAGTAGCTTTCCTTTTTTAAATTTGTGTTTAGCTTGCGCTACTTAGATGGTATCGCTTGTGCGATGACCGCGTCAAGTTCTTCGTCGGACATTTGGCTCGGTAACTTGTTCAAGTTGAGTTTTGGCTTAGCCGGAGTACCGTCTGGGCGGAGTCCGGTTTGGGCGGCCTGCTTGACGACAGCTTTCTTGCTGTCTTCTACCAGGTTGCTCGCTATATCCTGGGCCAACCTGATGTAGGCTTCGGCAAAGTCACCGTAACGAACGTTGGTATTCTGCACCGTATCGGTGTCGAAATCGTACCCGACGGCCTGTAAATAGGCGGTGTTCAGGTCGTTCGCGATATCCTTGTTGAACTTAGCGTTATCCTTATCTAGGAAAGGATATTTGGTTTCCACACGAGGAGCGTCTATCTCAAGACGGGTCTTGAAGAGCAGACTGTTATTGGCTGCTGCGGCCTCCTCCCGACCTCGCTTGTAAGCGGTCTCTTCGACGGCCTTGCGGTCAGCGATGAGACGCTCTTTCAGCTGGTCGTCCGCGTCCACGTCCTGCTCAATGTTGAGCACTTCACGTTTTTCGACGGGCGGTTCCTCTTTGGGCGCTTGGGGTGGGTATTTCCGTAGCAGGTCATTAATACGCTTGACTTCACGGCGAGAGGGTTCCTCTTCCTTCTTGTCAGGCGCTGGCTGCGCGTTTTCCTCGGGGTTCACCTCTTCGGCTGGGTCGGCCGGAGGGGTTTCGGGTTCACCGGGGACTTCCTCTGCCGGGACTTCTGGCGGGGTGGCAACGCCACCTTCAGCTAATATTGCATCAAGCTCTTCGTCAGTCATGTCTGCCGGATTGGGGTCCATAGTGTACCTTCCTTTTATTTTACTGTCCACGCATTTGTTTGGCGGCTCGGACGACTCCGCACTTTACTTTTTTAACTGCCCTCGTTTTGGCTCTTGGCCTAAGACCGGGCGGCGCCTATAGTTTCATCATACCATTTCTAATTCCCCTGGCAAGCGGTTAGATTTGGAACGATTACAGAAAGGGTGAGCAAGTTGTAAATTAGCAACTGAATGCTCCCCTCCCTTAGATAGAGGGATGATGTGGTCAATATGGTAGTCACCATCTATAAACTCAGTACATATACCACAAAGTTTGTTCTCCCAGTTATGTAACTGCGTAAGATGAATGCGTTTTTCGGTTCGCGCCCGTACCTTTCTTGCCCGCCAAAGGAGTTTATCCATACGGCGACGCTGGCGAGCTAATTCAGGGTTCTCTTGTCTCCACTTTCTCATACTTTTTCTAGCTCGCTCACGAGTTTTATCGGAATTTGTTAAGTAATATTGCCGATAGTATTCAGCTGTATGATTACTCATAGTTCTTTCAATATTGGTAAGCCGTCTTTTTCACCGGTACAAATGATATTCGTGGCCAGGATTTGGCGCAGAGGACCGTAATCGGTATCACAGAGTAAGACACCCGGTCCTTCCATCCGCCAATTCCAGCAGTTAGCCGTTACCAACTTCTCGGAAATAGGGTGCGCCCAGGAGTCCTCGCCGTGCG